AGAAGTTCATTAGGACAAAGTGCGGACGAGTGCACTACAAGTTCTGCGGCCTGCACGAGAACATCGACAGCGTCAAGTCGAAGGCCCGCATCCTGCTGTGCTGGGTTGACGAGGCTGAGCCAGTTGCCGAGACGGCTTGGGAAACGCTGATCCCCACCCTGCGCGAGGAAGACAGCGAGCTATGGGTGACGTGGAACCCGAAACGCAAGGGTAGCGCCACAGATAAGCGCTTCCGCCAGACGAAAGACCCGCGCACCAAGGTGGTCGAGCTGAATTGGCGCGATAACCCGCGCTTCCCAGAAGTGCTTAACCGAGCAAGGCTCAAGGATCAGGCTGAGCGCCCAGATAGCTACGGGCACATCTGGGAAGGTGAATATCAGATGGTCGTTACCGGCGCCTACTACGCCGCGTCGCTCAACAAGGCGAAAGAGGAAGGCCGGATTGGCCGTGTCGCAGCCGACCCGCTGATGACGATCCGCTTGTTTGTCGACATCGGTGGCACTGGAGCCCGCGCTGACGCATTCACGATCTGGGCAAAGCAGTTCATCGGCAAAGAAATCCGTGTCCTGAACTATTACGAGGCAGTCGGCCAGCCGCTGGGCGCGCATCTGACATGGATGCGTACCGAGGGCTACACGCCAGACAAGGCGCAGATCTGGCTACCGCACGACGGCAGCACGCAGGACAAGGTGTTTGACGTGTCGTATGAGAGCGCGCTGAAGGAGGCGGGCTACAAGGTCACGGTGATCCCAAATCAGGGCAAAGGCGCGGCCAAGGCGCGTATCGAAGCTGCGCGCCGTCTTTTCCCCGCAATGTGGTTTGACGAGGAAAAGACAGAGCCAGGGCGCGACGCACTTGGCTGGTATCACGAGAAAAAAGACGAAGTCCGAAACATTGGTTTGGGCCCTGAGCACGACTGGGCCAGTCACGGCGCTGACGCATTTGGGTTGGGCTGTGTGGCTTATGAAGAACCAATGCACAAGAAACCTAAACCTACACCGCGCCGTGCTGCCCCTGGCGGCTGGATGGGATGACATGAGCATTGAAACGACCGACGCACCAGTGACCGAAGCGAAGCAGGACGACAAGGCCATCCACAAGGAGGCACTTGAGGAATTCCGTCTGTGCCAGGCTGCGGAGAAGGACAACCGTGAAGAGGCGCTGAAGGATCTGAAGTTCGCGCGCCTTGGCGATCAATGGCCGGAAGAGGTGCGGCGCAAGCGTGAGGCCCAAGGACGCCCCTGCATGACGTTCAACCGTATGCCGACGTTCATTAGGGCCGTGGTCAATGAGGGGCGCCAGAACAAGCCGGCCATCAAGGTGCATCCGGCTGACGATCAGGCGGACCCGCCGACCGCTGAGGTGATCAATGGCCTGATCCGCAATATCGAATATTCATCGAACGCGGACGTGGCCTATGACACCGGTCTGGACTTCGCGGCTTCGTGCGGCATCGGCTACTGGCGCGTGGGCATGGAGTACAGCCACGACGACACATTCGACATGGACCTGGAGATTCAGCGCTGTGCCAACCCGTTCGCTGTCTATGGCGACTACGAGAGCACTGAAGCTGATTCGTCGGACTGGAACCGTGCGTTCGTGGTCGATAAGATGCCGCGCGATGTCTTCGAGAAGAAGTACAAGGGGGCCGAAAAGGTCGATTGGGAGAGCGACACCTACAGCAAGATGCCCGAGGAATGGAGCGAGGGCAAGAACATCATGGTGGCCGAGTACTGGCGCCGCCGCGAAGTGCCGCGCACCGTGGTGCTGCTGTCCGATGGTCAGGTGGTTGGCGAGGACTGGCTGGCCGAGGAAGTGCCGGACATGCCCGGCGTGACCAATCAGCAGATCATCGATCAGGCTGGCGTCACCGAAGTGGATAGGCGCACCACCCGCAGCTACAAGGTCACGCAGTACATCATGAACGGGGTTGAAATCCTCGAAACGAACGAATGGCCTGGCAAGTACATCCCTCTGGTTCCCGTCTACGGCGAGGAACTGAACATCGAGGGAAAGCGCCACTATCGATCCCTGATCCGCGATGCAAAAGACCCGCAGCTCAACTTCAACTACTGGCGCACGACCAGCACTGAAAACCTCGGGCTGACCACGAAAGCACCATGGGTCGGGAAAACTGGTTCGTTCGACACCGACCGCGACAAGTGGGAGCAGGCGAACACCGAACCCTACGCATTCCTAGAATATGACGGCGAAGTGGCGCCGACGCGCCTTGGCTTCAGCGGACCGGATGCTGGCGCGCTGCAAGAGGCAATGAACGCCTCCGACGACATGAAGGCCACCATCGGCATCTTCGATGCATCGCTGGGCGCCAGGTCGAACGAGACGAGTGGCATTGCCATCAACGCGCGCAAGCAGCAGGCCAGCAACAGCACTTTTCACTTCATCGACAACCAGGCACGCGCGATCCGCCACACGGGGCGCATCCTGATCGACCTCATCCCGCACGTGTACAACAAAGCACGCATCGTGCGCGTCATGGGCGAGGACAAGAAGCCGCAGAACGTGCCAGTGAACCAGCCGCTGAACGGTCAGGCCGGCCAGGGCGAGGATGGCACCGCCCAGGTGTACGACCTGACGCTGGGGAAATACGATCTGACGGTCGATACCGGCCCCGGCTTCCAGACCAAGCGCGAGGAAGCGGCTTACGGCATGACTGAGCTGATGCGCGCATTGCCCGCTTCTGCCCCGGTGATCGGTCCGCATCTGGCGAAGGCGCAGGACTGGCCCGGTGCTGACGAGATTGGCGAGCAACTGGCAGCACTTGCCCCTGGCGGTGCGCAGAACAACCCAGCCGTGCAGCAGGCGCAGCAGCAGATCCAGCAGCTTTCGCAGGAATTGCAGCAGTGCCAAGAGCAGTTGAGAGGCGAGCAGGCTGACAAGTCGCTTGAGGCTCAGAAGCTTCAGATCGAACTGTTCAATGCACAAACCACACGCATGAAGACCGAGGCTGAGCTGGCGAAAGGCGGCGATATGCCACAAGACCCTGGCGCGCTGTCCGAAGCCGACAAGATCCTGCTGGAAGCGCGAGTGAAAGAGCACCTACAAGCCCAAACCATCGACGGAAATATTCAGCTCGAACTGGTCAGGCAGCAGGGTGCGGCGGCTGCTCAAGCTGGCGAAGGTGGCGAGAGCGATGATCAGGGCGTCGAGAAGGTCGATCCAATGCAGCAGCTCATGGAGCAAATGGCCCTGGTGCAGAAGATGATCGCCGCACCGCGCCGCCGCACGCTGGTTCGTGGCCCAGATGGGCGCGCGCTCGGCGCCACCGATGAAATCGATATGCCGGCAGATGATCCGGCGCCATCAGATGCTAATCCAGGCGAAGGAACTGACGAATGACGACAGGCTACAACGTATTGCTGCGCAACGCCCAGCTTGACGCAATCACCACGTTCGCAGGCAATGGTGCAAAGCTGCGAATCTATGACGGCACGCGCCCGGCAACCGGGGGCGCGGTCACAAACCTGCTCTCCGAGCACACGCTTGCCTCGCCATTCGCCCCTGCTGCGGCTTCTGCCGTGTTGTCGCCAACCCTCCCGAGCGATGTCAACGCCGGCGCCACCGGCACCGCTACGTGGTTCCGCGTAGTCAAGGCTGACGGCACCACGCATGTTCTGGACGGCTCGGCAGGCATATCTGGCACTGACCTGATTCTTAACTCTGCAAGCCTGACCTCCGGCGTGGCTGTGAGCGTCACCGAATGGACCATCACGAGAGGAAACGCATAATGACACCAGCAGAATTACTCATCCTCAAAAACGCCATCGACGCCGATCCGGTGCTATCGGCGCTGCCGCATACGTCGGATGACGCGCTTGCCATCGTGGCAGCGATGAGCGTCCCGACCGCTGACTTCATGGTGTGGCAGACCAGCATGCCGGCGCAAACCATCTTCGACGCGATCACCTGGGCCAACCTGACGCCAACCGATGCGCCAGATGGCACGGCACTGTGGACCAATCGCTCGCTGGCGTGCCAGGGCAAGCAGTTCAACCTGCAAACCATTTTGTCAGGGCGCGAGACAATCAATCCCGCAAAGGCCAATATCCGGGCAGGATTGCAGGATGCGCTTACCTCGGTCCCATCTGGCGCCAACGGGGCGCTGAAGTCGGGCGGCTGGGCTAATGTGCAGACCGCAATGCAGCGCAAGGCTACGCGGGGCGAGAAATTATTCGCCACAGGTACGGGGACAGCAGCCAGCCCAGCAACGATGACGATTGAGGGCGCGCTGTCCTACCTCGACGTTGAAGCAGCGCGGGCACTGTAATGGCCTCGGATATCAAGGTCAAATACCCGGCGACCAGTAGTGTTGCGTTGACTATTGGCGTTGCATCGCTGGCGTCAAGCGCGGGGCTGATCGCTGGCCGGGAATCCGCCGCCGTGGATAACACGACGAATCTCGATCTTGACCACCTCGTTAGTGGGATGATCACGACCGGCACCTCGCCGACCGTCTCAACGTCCATTGAGGTGTGGGCCTACGCATCGTTCAAGACCGCGAGCGGCACGCCGACCTATCCCGATGTGCTGGACGGCACAGACTCTGCCGAGACGATGACCAGCGCGAACGTGAAGGCGTCGGCGCTTCGCCACGTGGCCACGATCACTGTGGATGCGACCAGCGACCGCGCATACTACTTCTCCCCGGTGTCCATCGCATCGCTGTTCGGTGCCATGCCCAAGTTTTGGGGCCTGTTCGTGGTTCACAACACTGGTGTGGCGCTGAACGCCACCGCAGGAAATCACACATTCGAATACGAGCGCATCCAGGCGCAGACGGTGTAATCCATGGGCATGATGCTGCCGCAAAAGCTCACGCGACAGCCGCCTCTGTCTGCGCGGGCAAATATCAGCAATCCATTTGCGAGGGGCCTCAAGGGGCTGTGGAACTTCGCGAACGGGCCTATCACGCCGAACGCTATAACCGGGAAGCTGACCACGGCGGTGGGCACGCCAACGCTGGCTGGCTCGGTATTCGGCGCTGGCTTCAAGTCGCCATCCAGCACAGCGGCGCACTACGTCAATACCCAGCTTCTGGCCTCGACCATCGGAGTCAACGGCAACGGCGCGCGAACCGTGTTCGTGCTGGCCAGGATGGACTACACCGCTTCACAGGCGGGGATTATTCAGCTTGGCACGCCGGGCAGCGGCGAGGACTGGACGCTGCGCCTTAACGCACTGAGCGCGGCTTGGCGAATTCAGGTCTGGGGCAAGACATCTAGCGACTTCTCTTACGGGGTAGATGGCGGTCATGTACTGGTAGCGATGGTCTACGCGCCAGGCGTGGCCACGAAGGTATTCATCAACGGGCAATTGCGCTCGACAGGTGCCGGACCCACGACGCTCAACACGACAGACGCCAACTTGCTTATCGGTGGCTGGACGAACAATAACAACTCGTGGACGCAACCGATCATCGTCGCCGGGATCGCGAATCGCGCATGGTCGGACAGTGAGGCGATTGCGTTCACCTCGTCGCCCGACAATCCTTGGCAGCTATTCCGCGCACCAAGCCCATCCGTGGTGGGTGACAGTGCCGCGCCCAGTGAAACCCTTGGTAGTCTGGCGTGGACCGAGCAGGATGATGCATGCGCCATCACGGCCACGCTCACAAACAGCGCGGCACTCGCATGGACGGAAGCTGACGACGTTACCGCGATAACAGCAAGTGTCATCAGTGATACATCCGGCTCGCTCGCATGGACTGAGCAGGATGACGTGACGGTGATGCATGGGGCGACACGCGCCCCAGAAGCCGGCCAAGCATCCGGCGGCTTCTACGAAGTCCCTCAAGTGCCGCGCCGCCGCAGTGTCAAGGAAGAGCGCGAGCGCCTCGGCATCACGACCCGCGAAGTCAAGCAAATCATCAAGGCTGTCGCGCAATCGACCGTCGCGGCAGTGCAGACGGACGTACAGGCCAAGCTCGAACTTGAGCGCCGGCTGGCGCAACAGGATTTCGAACTGAAGGCACTCCACGCCCAGCAGTTGCGGCGCGAACGCGAACGGCTGCTTGCGCGTGACTTGGCTGTCGCCCTGGCCATCCGGCGCAAGCAGCAGGCCGACGACGAAGACGAACGCGAAGCCGAAATGCTTCTGATGATGTAACGACAGATTCACCCAACCGAACCGCCCCTTACCCGGGCGGTTTTTTTTCGTCCGTACCAACTGGAGCAATCGATGGATGACCTGATGGAACAACCGGGGGATGCCTCGGATTCCGACGCCGCAAGTAGCAATGCCGCCGAGGACAGCAAAAACTCACTGGCAGAGCAAGTAGCCCAAGACGATCTTGAAAACGTCGATTCGAACTCGCAAGAGCAAATCGAAGAAGACGAAGAAGAGATTGAGGTAGGCGACCGGAAGTTGGCACTTCCAAAAAGCGTGGCCGAACGGCTGAAGTCCGAACGGATGATGCACGCCGATTACACGCAGAAGACGCAAACGGTGGCAGAAGAGCGCCGCCAGGTGGCCGCTGAGCGCGAACAGGTCCTGCAGCAGCGGCAACAGGCCCAGGAATATCTGGAGCAGGTAGCCGACGTTCGCGCCATCGATAAGCAGTTGGCAGAAATCGACAAGATCAACCTCGCGGAGTACGTGGACAGCGACGCTGCCGGCGTACTGCGAGTGCAGGAACAGCGGCGCGCACTCGAAGCCCAGCGCGCGCATCTGGTAGCAGGAATCACGCAGAAACAGAACGAGCGAGCACTGAACGAGCAGCAGGCCACTGCCAAGCAAGTTCAGGACGCGGAGGCGTACCTGGCGCGTGAAATCAAGGGGATCACCCCCGAGCGTGTGGCCGCAATCCAGAACTACGCGACCACGCACGGCATGGACGTTCGTGCATTCGCCCAAACGATCATCAGCAGCCCGCAGGTTGCGATGTTCGCTCACAAGGCTGAGCTGTACGACGCCCTGATCAAGAAACAAGCCCCCAAACCACAACCCGCCCCAGCGGCAAAGCCAGCCATTCGCGTGGCCGGCGCCAGTGCGGCAGTCAAGCGCGATCCGACCCAGATGACGGATGCCGAGTTTGCCGCCCACCGCCGCTCAGTTCAAAAACGCAGATAGGAGTAACAAAACATGACCAATTCCTTCAAGGTCGTTGATATGGTGACGCGTGAAGCCCTGCGCATCATGCACGAGAAGTCGAGCTTCATTGCCACCACCGACCGTCAATATGACGACTCGTTCAAGCAGAACGGCAAGGGCAAGCACGGCGCAGACCTGCGCATCCGTGAGCCCAACCAATACACGCGCCGTCGCGGCTCCCGCGTCATGGACGTGCAAGACCAGGCCGAAGCCACGCAGACCATCACCGTCGCAACCCAGGACGGTGTGGATATGAAATTCAACTCCGCTGAACTGATTCAGTCCGTTAACAGCGATTCGGCCTTCGATGATCTGTCGAAGAACTATATCGAACCTGCTGTTTGTGCGCTGATCTCCGCTATCGAGGCCGATTACATCGCCTTCGCCACCAAGAAGGTCTATCAGGTGGCGGGCACCGCTGGCACCCCGATGACTGACCTGCTTGTGCCGGGCGCCGCTCGCGCGAAGCTGAACCAGCAACTGGCCCCGAAGGACGGCAAGCGCTACGTCCAGCTGGACTCGGTCACTTCCGGTCCACTGGTCAATGGACTGAAAGGCCTGTTCCAGGACTCCACCCAGATCAAGGAACAGTACCGCGAGGGATTAATGGGCCGCACCGGCATGGCCGACTGGCACGAGAACGAGCGTGTCTGGACCATGAACAACACCGCCGACGTGGCCGGCGAAATCAACGGCGGCACCCTGAGCTCGGGCATCACCAGCCTGACGGTCGACGGTCTGACTGCAGCGCCGGCAGAAGGCATGGTGTTCACCATCGAGGGCACCTATGACGTGCACCCGGAAACCAAGCAGGCGTACGGCCACCTGAAGCAGTTCACCTGCTCGGCGGGCTGCACCACCACCAACCTGGTATTCACCCCAGCGATCATCTACGACACCACCAACCCGCGTCAGAACTGCTCCGGGGCCCCGACCGACAACGACGATATCACCTTCGTCGGCGCGGCCAGCACGAACTACCCGCAGCAGCTCATGTACCACAAGGAAGCGTTCCAGTTCATCACGGCTGACCTGCCGCTGATGGACGACGCCCACAAGTGCGTGCGCCGCACCCAGGACGGCCTGAGCGTCCGCGTGTGGATGGGTTCGGACATCCGTAACGATGAACTGCTGATGCGTCTGGACATCCTCTACGGCATGGCCGCGCTGCGTCCGCAGTGGGCTTGCCGGATGATCGGCGCCGCTGGCTAATCCCGACCCAGGTAGCAGAGCCTCTTTGGGCAGCTTCGGCTGCCCTTCTTCACTTTTCAAAGGAAAAAATCATGAGCATTTCTACTGCACTGGAACGCCTCGGTTACGGCGGTCCATCGGGCTGTATCGCCCAGGGCCAGCACCGCGAAGTCGTTCTTTGCACGGCCAGTACCACCCTCACCGCCAAGCAGTCCGGCGCAAAGGTGGTGCTCGCAGCCGCTGCCGGCCTCACCCTCACGCTTCCGGCTCCGGTCGAGGGCATGCAATTCGAGGTTGCAATCTCGGTCACGCGCACCTCCAACTCGTACAAGATCATCACCGATGCGGCTACGACCTTCTTGGTCGGCGCAGTGATGGCGGGCGATCCGACGATTGCCACCTCTGGGGACGTGTTCGAAGCCAATGGCACCACGATTGTGGCGGTGACGATTGACGGCGACACCAAGGGCGGCTTTATCGGCTCGACGCTGAAATTCACCTGCATCAACGCGACTCAATGGTTTGTCGAAGGCCTGCTGATCGGCACCGGCACCATGGCAACCCCGTTCGCAACGTCCTAAACCTGATGCCCCGGCTTCGGCTGGGGCATTTCTCATTGGAGAGCACCATGACGACAATGATGCAGCACCCGAAGCATGGCAAGCACCCGGCTGTTGGGCACGAAATCGAGTACATGAAGGCGAACGGCTGGACCGTCTGCCCGCCGAAGGCGAAGGCAGAGTTTGTGCCTATTACGCAGGAGCATATCGACCTGATTAAGAGGGAAGGCATGGGCCAGACCAGCGACGTGCGCTTTATCGAAAGTGAAGTGCTAACCACCGCCGTGCCAGCCCAAAAGCGCCGCCGTGGTCCGAATAAGCCAAAGGGCTAAGCAATGGCCCTGTCCACCTACACGGCACTAAAAGCAGCCGTCGCGGACTGGCTGCACCGCGCCAACCTCACCGCGCAGGTGGCTGACTTCATCACGCTGGCCGAATCGGAGATTAACACCGAGATGCGCATGCGGCTGATGGAGACGGATAGCACGCTGACGCTGACCTCGGGCGCGAGCACAGTAGCGCTGCCAGCACGCTACAGCGAGCCGCTGTTTCTGGAGCTGGTGATCAGCGGCCAGGAAAACACGCGCTTGACGTACCTGACACCGGACCAGATGCCGACACAAACCGGCACTGGCGAGCCGCGCTACTGGACCATCAACGGCGCGAACATCGAGTTCCCGTATGACGCCGACCAAGCGTACACGCTGCGTTTCCACCATTTGGCTGATTTCGACCTCGCCACCACCGAAACGAACTCGTTGCTGACCAAGTATCCCGGCATCTACCTGTATGGTGCCCTACTCCAAGCCGCGCCCTACATGGTCAACGACGCTCGCATCCCGACCTGGGAGCGCATGTACGAAAAGCTGAAGGCCAAGGTCATCAAGAAAGAAGGCCGCACGCGCAAGCTGGCCACGCTGCAAACCGACGTGCCGGCGCGTCGCTGCCGCACCAACATCATCCAAGGATAGAGCATGGGCCTCGAATCAGTAGATTTCATCGACGACCTGGTCATCACAAATCCGGTCAGTGCCACCGATTTGGTGCGCTATGGCGCGAGCCACCTACGCAATCTCAAAAACGGGATTCGCAATAGCTTCGCAGGCACTGCCGGTGCGATTCTGTGCGCCGGGGTTGACGTCGGCACGGTCAACGCCATTGTTCTTACGCCCACCCCGGCACTGATCGAATACACCACGCGCATGTTGATTGTGTGGCACCAATCGATCACAAACACGAGCACAACGCCGACCATCAATATTTCCGGCCTCGGTGCTAAAACAATCGTATCCGTGTCAGGCGGCGCGCTGGCCGCTGGCGATCTTGTCGCGAACCGTGTCTATGTCGGGGTGTACGATGGCACAGCCGGGAATGTGCAGCTTGTCGCCGTCACGAAGAACTTTGTCGAGCAGTTGGCGTTCAACACCGTGCTGCCGGCCCAGCCGGGCGGCACGCCGGCTTACTACCTGGATAGCACTGGCGGCGTCGCTTC